CTCTAGCTTTTCCTTTGCCCAACATAGACGCTCCCATAAATGTGTGCCTTGAAACTCTGGTGTTTCTATCATGCTAAATCTCCAAAACAAGAAACCATAAACGCATCAATATGCCCTAAATTTCCTGCACTAACATCAAATGCCTTAACTTGATATGTTGATGTAGATGGTTGTTCACCTGCAAGTCCTGTTACATTTTGTGCAAATCTATCAGTTTGAGTATTTTGACCTGCACTTGCTACACTTGCAAATGTGTCTGCACTAAAAGCATTTGTTACTGTAAATGTACTATGTCCAGTTGCAGTATCAGCAGCACTTGAAACATTAAAACTGTCATTAGTGTTGCTTTGGTTTACATCATTTTGTTGATTTACCCAACTTTTAGCCACACCATTAAATAAGTAGCTCGTATCTATGGACTTCTCAGTGCCAGTATTTACTTGGTCAGACGTTGTAAGCGTGTCAAATGCTATTGTTCCATGTGCCATTATGCTAAGTCTCCAAAACAAAGTAAGTCTACAAAATGAAAGTCATAATCTGTTCTGTTACTGCTTGCGCTTACATAAGAACTAGCACATTTTATACTTCCTGTAGACGTATCACTAGCAGAGCTACTATCAATTCTCATATATGTCCAGATAGATGAAGTTGCACTTCCATTATATGTAGCTGAACCTACATGACTATAAAGTGTGTTTGAAAAACTGTTAGTAAAATTATGAGTAAAATTACCAACAGCATTATCCGTTATGCTACTGTGATTAAGAGAACCAGACTGAAGTGTTCCTGCCGCATGTTGCCCTCTTGCCTTTGCTAAACCTTGTTGCATATTCGTAGTTGTAGAACCACCTTCGCCTGTCACCACGATAGACCCTGCGGATGTTTTGCCTGTGAGTGTGTTTAGTAAAAGTGTACTCATGCTAAGTCTCCCACAATTTGAACGTCATGCGGATTATCGTTAAGTGAACCATCATCATTTGTTGTTTCTACTCCTATAACACTAGCAGTGTCATTACCTGTATCTCTTGTTAATATTCTTCCATCAGTGCCACCTCTACAACATCCAGATTGAGAATATCCTAGTCCTGCCATAGCATTGGTTAAAGTATACGAAAACTTACCTGTACTATGGAAAGTTGAAGTGCTAACATTAAAACTATCTCCCTCATCTAAAGTTGCATCACTATCAGCTTGTGCCCAAGCCTTACACAATCCCTGTTGTAAATTTGTAGTTGTAGTGCCACCTTCCGCTACAACACTTATAGAATTAGCAGAAGATACACCTTTGAGTTTATCTATGGCTATTTCAGAAACACCGCCAGTAGTCTGTATTGTATCTACTTTTACTGTACTCATAGCACTACTAGCCTCCCACCTGATTCAATCGTAAGCGTACTACCTGAAGCAATAGACAATGTGCCTGTAACTGTAGCATTTTCTGTAGCTAATATTGTTATGTTTGATGTTAAAGACTGTGCGTTTAATCTAAACATACCACCATTTTTAAAGTTACCTTTGTTTTCTGCGGCAGGAGTTATAGACTCACCTGCAAGTTCAAGAAAATATACAAAGATATTATTACCTGAGTTAGAAGAGGGTGCAGCACTAAAGGTTAGTGTCTGCCCATCAGGTACAGTATAAGCAGCAGTATCCTGTACAACACCATCTACAGATACAAGTATCTCCTGTACAGATCCTATAGTTCTGCCAAGATCAAATGTCGTATCGGAGCCATCGCCACTAAAACGGACTACGGCTGGAGGTGTTTGAAAGTTTGCGGCTGGTTCATTACCAATATAAGGCATTAAGTAATCTCCATAATACTCAAGGTTCCTGACAGTTTATCAGCTACGGAACAGTCGATCCTAATAGCATCTGTAGTCTCCAGAATAACTTTACCTCCAGACAATAGTTCTAATGATGATCCAGCAGGTATGGGTACGTCTTTTGCTAAGAACGATGTGCCATTAGTTACGTTGTTTGCTCCACCCCTGCTACCTGTATCACTTACAAGTTCTACCTCCGCTGTAACTTGGGAGGTATGTATATTTGTAAGTATCAGACCAATTACTACTGTAGTGGTACTGCTTGCAGCAGTATACACCGTGTATGGAGTTCCAGCGGCATTTGGTTCTGCTGCAAAGGTTACAACTTTAAAGGTATTAGCCATGTCATACTCCTAACTACCCAAGGGCTATCGCAAGTGCGGTGGGGTCGTCTGTTGTAAACCCTGCACTGGTCAGATACGTTTTTACATCTGTTAAAGCTACTTGTTTCATTGTTCCTGCATCATTTGCTACTAATCTATCTGCATCGGCTAAAGTGGTAGAAGACGCAGCGGTATCACCATCAATAATATTTAATTCTGTTGTGGTGACACTGGCTCCATCCAATATTTCTAACTCAGCCTCTGTGATAGCCGCACTGCCTATCGTCAATCCTGTAGAGGTCAAAACCCCAGCAATAGTTACATTATTACTTGCATCCTCAACTACGGCTTTTTCAGCAGGTAACGTACAAAATATCTGTCTTGTGCCAGCACTCCAGTTTACTGCACTATCACTATTACTAGACTGTAAAATTGTAGTCCTGGCTAAAGTAGTGCCACTAGAAGCATATGTACCAATGCCAACCTCAAAGTCAGTTCCATCGGTGCAACAATAATATGTTGTGTTAGTATTGCCAATAGAGCCAAAACTCTCAAAGCTAGTAACCGCACCAGCAAGAGTATAAGTTCCTGTGCCAGTAGTAGTCGTAGTTTCTCTTACACGATCAGCAATAACTAAAGCCATTATGCAATCCTTATGATAGCGTTTGAAGCATCAGCCGTTGGAAATGTTACAGTAAATGTACCAGATGTAGAAGTTTTGTTACTTGTAAAGTCTAATACAGCCACAGCCTTATCACTATTAGTATCATTGTATATTAATGCACCCATTGCAGTTATAGTAGCAGTTGTAAAACTTATATCTGCAAAATCTGTAAATGCAGTGGTTCCTGAAGTTGTAGGTGCAACTTTCGTAAGTGCTCCTCCTCCAGCAGTGTATGATCCACTATTAGCAATCTCTCCTGTTGTGGTATACGCAGTAGTTGTAGCTCCTAATGTAGCAGTTGTAGAAGACTTTCCACCACCACCCTCTGCGTATAAAGCAAGTTTAAAAGCATTGCCATTTGTTGCAAAGTTATGTGTGCCTAACATCAATTCTTGTTTAAAAGATGTACACATCGCCTGAGTAATCGCCATTATAGCCTCCTTATGATATTTGCGAGTTCTTTATTACCAGTTTGTTCAATCACTTGAATAATTGTAGCACGTTCCTCTCGTTTTGCCAAATCAACATATCCCCTTAACAAATTTCTTACACGATCTGCAAAAATACGAGCTTGCTCTTGTATAGCAGGTGGAGCGTTGTCTGCTACATATACTATCTTATCTGTAGCCATATCTGCGATTTGGTCACTAGAAAAACCACCATTTTGTGATGTATTTACTTTTACACTTCCTATATCTGCAACATTAACCTGAAACATGATTATCAACTCCGTTTAGTTTTTCTATATCATGTCTGCCAAAAAGTATAGGTTTATTGTCTACAGGCTCTGGTGGAGCGATTTCTGATTGTTTTGTTATCAACAGTCCTGTCTGATCTAACTTCTGTACAAGAGGATCTTCTAATCTATGATAACCATACAACTTTTCATTATCAGGCACATTAGTATCTAACAAACCTGATCTATGTGCTACTTCTACCTTAATACCTCTTGACACGGCTGTTGCACACCAAAACTCTGTGCAAGCTCTACCAGATTCTGCCATATATAAATTATCTTTATAGGTGTAATCTATTCCGTAAAGACAAATAGAAGTGACACCACTGTATATAGCAAAAGCAATAGCGTAAGGTACAGTGTTGTTAAAATAACAAAGATTGGTAGATTTAATGACCTCTTCGAGTGGATATAATCTAAGAGTCTTGACTCTTTTATCAAGTTCACAAGTGTAGATAGGTTTTTTATTCTTTTTAAGAAATTCATTAGCGATACCTGTTTGTAACCCTGCGTTCTCCGTATCAAGAAATCTTGATACAGGGTCCATCATAAAAGTCTTGTCCACATGAATTATAGCACCTATACAATTTATTCCCCATACTTCATCAAACTTTTCTGAACGTATTCTAGCAGCAACAAAATCTGCGTAACTACCTCCTAATCCAACTATAGCTACCCTCATGTTCTTTGCCTTAGAGGTAGTCCTCTTCTATAAGCATCTGTATTTTCTCTAGCCTCGCCATAATCTTTTAGTCTTGATAATGACTCTGTAAATCTTTTATCATACATTGCTAAAACGTCTTGTTCACCTTTCATAAAGACATAAGCCTCAAATAAACATCCATATAATAATGTATTTGGAGCATTTGTACTTAACCAGGTAGTTCCACTGTCACCACCAACAGTTAGACTTGATGGTCTGTAATAATAATGAAGTTCTGTTACATAAGATGAATTTGGTGTTGGACCAATTATAAAGTTACTCACATCAAAAATTGCATAGTATTTTGGAGTTCCTGTAGTTGAATAATTTGGGTTAAACTCTTGTATAAAGTTCACATCTTTTTGTAATAAAAATTCTTTAGAACTAGAATTTGTAATTGACATACTAAAAGCTGATAAAAAATCAGAAGGAACTGCAAGATACTGACTTCCAGATGTCATGGACGCAGTAACATTTTTTCTAAAATATTCTAAATCAACAGATTTAAATATTCTTTCTTCTGTTGTTTTTATAAAAGTATCTAAAGTAGATACAAAAGTTGTTTCTGTATTATCTGTATAATTCTGTATTGCAGTTTTTAACGATGAATATGTAAAACTCATGGTGTATTCGCTGTGCCTCCCATTCCTGAATGGTTTGTACAATAGTAATAAAGAGTTGGAGCACTTGAAGCAACGGTTATTTCTGTATATGCTCCACTACTTCCTGGTGTGCCATTAGTTGTTACACCTGTTGTATACTCTGAACCACCGCCATGAGTACCGTCTGAAGTAGTAGAAAATCTAAGTGGATGACCTGAATTTGAAGAGTCAGACTGATCTAGTCTAAATGTTTGGCCCTCTGTTAAAGTCAATGTGGCTTGTCTTGAACCATCAATATAATATTTATTAGCCCCAAGATATGATGCTACAGTTATTGCATAAGATGTAAACGCTGAAATAGTTTCACTTCCAAGAGCAGATGTTCCTGCAACACCTGTTGCATTTACACTAACATTCGTTGTTGATGACGTTTCCTCAGATGAAGCTATTACACCTGTAACTGTCACGGTTCCCACAGAGCCAGTTGCTTCTAAATTTGACGTTAATAACTTGCCTATGATACCATCACCGACATTTGTGTAGACAACAAAACCTGAAGTTTCAACATCTGTATTTGGTCTAGCATTTCTTAATGCTTGAGGGTCTACTACCTTTAATATCGGTGTTAATTGAGGATGTTTAGCTTCAAACTCATCTTTTCCTACAAGAGATCCATTCCACTCTTTACGCATATCTCGCAACCTATATCTAAACCCAGAACGATCTGATATACCGTATGCGTGTTTTCCTGTAGCAAACCTAGACAATGTTATAAAACCTCAACTGTGGTGACACATTAAATGAAGACCTATCTCTATCCTCTGACATAGCTCTCTCAAACTCTTCTTCATATGCTGCCTTTAAAAGCTGTATTCTATCTGGTGCCTTTTTTATAGCTATGTAATAAGCCAAACCAGCAGCTAAACAAGGGTAAAAACGAAAAGGTATCTCAAGTGTATTTGTATAAGCGTCAGCATCATCCATTCGTGTTAGTGCATCATAATATAAAACATCAGTGCTATTATCAGGTAAAGGCCATATTTTTAAGTTTGGAGTTAATTGTCTATCTAAAAAGAACTGTGTTGGTCTACCTGTTTGAGATTTGTTAGGTATAGCAAGATAAGAATCACGGCTTATTCTTTCTAAAGAATAGTATGTAGAATCTCTCAAAACTGCTAAAGATAGAATATCTATTACATCTGTACCTAAAGAATACTCTCCATCACTGGCAGTAACGGTTTGTGTTCTTTGTGCTATTGTCCATTGATTTAAACCTCTATTAGCCCACTCTACGAGCATTAAGTTCAAACTTCTCTTAGCACTTTTAAGATCATATCCTGTTCTTGTTTCTAAACCACAACGCTCATAAGCCTCCTCTATATAATCAGATACATCTAGTTCAAAATTAGTTGATGCAGAAGTAGCCATGTTTTATCTCCAATCTAAGATTGCGTTACCGCACCTTTTGTTCTTTTTCTTTTATTAGCCATAATTGCACCGCAACCTCTTGCTACGGCTGTTCCAGGCATATTCTTGCCATTAAATTTACGTTTAGGCTTTGTAGTAGAAACTGCACCACCATTGTTCATATTACGAACTTTCGCCTTTTGTGTGTTGGCTACTACTGTTTTGCCTTTTCTACCTGCAGCTTTCTTTTTCCTAGCAGTTTTTGCTCTCTCTGCTCTGGACAAGCTATTTGCTTTACTTCTAGGTAAACACCTATCAGGGTTCTTTTTATCTTTAGATGTGCCACACTTGCCCTTGATCTTACCATCAGTGCCTATGCGAACCCAATCCTGTTTTACCCAATCTTTTAATGCACCCATTACTTTTTCTCTTTTTTTCTTATAGCGTTTTTACCTGCTTTTGCTATTCTTGCTTGTTCCATTTTACCAGATACTTTAGCTCTTTGCTCCATAACAGTAAGGATTTGTATCTTTCTAGCAAAAGGTTTTTTAATCTTTTTAACCTTTGCAACAGTTGCTCTAGCATCCGCTGGAGTAGCAAACTTAATGCGGACCGTATCTTTAGGATTTTCATCAGTATATAGCCTCCTACCACTGCCTTTTGGTTTTTTACCTGTTCCTTTTTTTGGGTCTTTTGCCATTTTTTAGCATACCTTTTAAAGTTTTTGCCTGACTAGCATGAGTTTTAGAAGCCTTACTAAGACCCTTTACAACTTTTTTAAGTTTTGTTTTTTTTGATTTACTGAGCATTATTTCTTTTTCTTCTTCCCTTTTGCCCCTTTAGCATAATTAGGGTCTTTACAATATTTAGAAGCAGCCATATTAGCGTATGCTGATGGATATGTATCAAAAGTTCTTTTAGCCCAAGCCTTGCCAGCAGGACATATTTTACTACCTTTTGATTTTTTAGAAGCCGCACCACCTTTTCTA